GAAGCATTGAATTTAAAGGGATTTATCTGTGTTGGGTTTGTGTCGGGTTGCGGTTTTTCTGTGTTGGGTTGGGTTTTACGGGGGCAGGGCAATGATTGAGGCGATGGAGTTGTTGCTGAAACATTGGGGCGAGCAATGCCGACACGCCGGTGAAGCCGGAGGCATGGGTAGCCCGATGGCGACGATCATGGAGTGGGGCGGTTGTGCGCCGCGAGGCACACCCGGTTCTCGGATCCTTCTCGGCGGTGGTGCGGGTCCAGATGCAATTGCGCAGGAAATTGGTGCCGCCCTTTCCGAGATTGCCCGGCAAGATGGTCGGGGTGAAAGGCTGCAACAGTTGGCAGTTATGCGTTACGGCTTTGACCCTGCACCGACATGGGCAGCGCAGATGCACGAACTGGGTTACGTCTCAAAGGCGAAGCAAACCTACTACGACTGTTTGTGGTGCTGGCCGAGCGCAAGGACGCACGTAAGTGGCTTACCGTTGGTCGGGGCGCTTTACCTCAAAGTCTCCTCAAAGTTGCGTCAAAGTTGCGTCAAGTTGGATAACCGAAAATGCCCCCTTTTCGGTTCCGTACTCAGGGGGTAAAAAGTCCCCACGATATGGATTCTGCGCCTTGGCGCTTCCCCGAGCACGTGCTGTGCACTTCGTCCTGGCGTATGCCGCGACATTGAAAACCCTGCCCTCCGGCGGGGTTTTCTTTTTTGTGTTCGGCATGCTCCTTCACTTGAGGCACAACATGACAAATGAGCAGCAAGCGCTGGCAGAAATGCCGATCTGGTTGGTGATCGTCCTGGCTCTGGTCGGCGGCGTATCCGGTGAGATGTGGCGAGCAGACAAGGATGGTGCCCGTGGCTGGGCGCTGATGCGTCGGCTTGCGCTTCGATCCGGTGCCTGCATTGTCTGCGGAGTCTCGGCAATGATGCTGATGATCGCGGCGGGCATGTCGCTCTGGACGGCGGGCGCCTTGGGTTGTCTCACGGCAATGGCCGGTGCAGATGTTGCCATCGGCTTGTACGAACGCTGGGCTGCCAAGCGGCTTGGCGTGTGCGATGTCCCGCCGAATGGCGGCGGACCAGCCTGAAACCGCCGGGGACCCTGGGGTTATTCGGAGGGTACGGGGTCGGAAACCCGCGGGAAACTGTTAGCCGCAGGTTCCTCAGCTTACTGAAATTTCAATCATTGAAATCTTGAAAGGATTCATTGAAATACGTTGAAAAAGGAGGGCTCATGACAGAACCAACCTACCTGTCGAAGAGTGCCTTCGCGGCCCGACTCGGCAGGTCGCCGAGTTACATCACCTGGCTGAAAGATAACAACCGTTTGGTGCTTTCGCCCAACGGCAAACAGGTTGATGTGCATGCCACCGAAGCGCTGATTCGCGACACCGCAGACCCGAGCAAGGTCGCCGTCGCCGAACGACACCAGCAGGACCGGATTCAGCGTGACGTTTACAGCCAACTGTCCACTCAGAACGAGCCGACTTCCACGGCTGCGCCGCCGCAGGTTCTCACTGGCGATGGCAAGCAGCCCGATTTCCAAAAGGCCCGCGCCCTGCGTGAGCACAACATGGCCAAGCTGGCGGAGATTGAGCTGGGCAAAGCTCAGGGCTCACTGGTTGCCAAGGAAGCGGTCGAAATCGGCGCCTACAACGCCGGCCGCTTGCTGCGCGATCAGCTTTTCGGTCCGCTACCGCAGCTGTCCCATGACCTGGCGGCCATGACCGATCCTTGGCTGATCGAAAAACACCTGACTGCCACCTTCCGCCGAACGCTGGAAGAAGCCGAGCGCCTCTCTGCAGCGGACCTTGACCACGCCATGACAACGGACTGAACCCATGCACACGGAATTTCCTGACGGTGCTGAGGTGTACCGTGAGGCTTATTTCCGTGGACTGCGTCCCGATCCCGATCTCTGGATCGACGAATGGGCCGACGAGTACATGCGAATCCCGCGAGACACCGGTGCCCCTGAGCCCGGCCAGTACCGCACCTCACGGACACCTTATGCCCGCGAGCCAATGCGCTGCCTGTCGCCGGCTCACCCTTGCAGACGCGTGATCACCATGGTGGCCTCGCAGTTGATGAAAACCCAGATCGCCCTGAACTGGATGGGTGGACTGATCCACATGGCGCCCTCAAACATCCTGGCGCTGCTCCCCAGCCTTGGCCTGTCCAAGCGGGTTTCCGGGCGGATCAGCAAGACCATCAAGGCCACTCCCGTTCTGCGCGAGCGGGTCGCGGCCACCCGCTCGCGGGACGCACGCAACACGATGGACACCAAGGAATTCGAGGGCGGCTCGCTGTACGTCACCACCGCCGGTTCTGCGGCCAACCTTTCGGAGCTGTCGGCGCGTTATATCTACGGCGACGAAGTCGACCGCTGGGAGAATGACGTCGGCCAGGAGGGTGATCCCATCAAGCTGGCAGAGACGCGGGCGACCAACTTCGGTCGCAACGCCAAGATCTATTTCTCCAGCTCGCCGACGATCAAAGGCGCATCACGGATCGCCGATTTGTTCGAGTCCAGCGACCAGCGCTACTACTACGTTCCATGCCCAACCTGCGGTCATATGCAGGTGCTGGAATGGGAGCGACTGCACTACAGCAAGGATCTCAGCACTGTACATTACGAGTGCGCAGCACCTGAATGCGACGTGCTGATCGAGGAACACCACAAGAGCGACATGCTCGCCCGAGGCGAGTGGCGCGCCCATGCGGGTGGCGACGGTAAAACCGTTGGCTTTCATCTCAACGCGCTGTATTCGCCGACCGGCTGGATGGATTGGGCCGGCCTTGCAGAGGAGTTTGAAGACGCCAAGAAAGCTCAGGCCCAAGGCGACACGAGCCTGATGCAGGTGTTCTACAACACCCGTCTGGCCAAGGTCTGGGACAGCGCGCTCGAACAGACCAAGGCTGAAGTGCTGATCGCTCGGGCGCGGCTGGAGACCTACACCCTCGGCGCGATGCCGGCCGGTGTGCTGATGCTGACCGGCGCCGTCGACGTCCAGGCCAACCGCCTGGAACTGATGGTGATGGGCTTCGGCGTGGGCATGGAGCGCTGGGTGGTCGATCACCAGATCATCTGGGGCGACCCGGCAGACGAGCGCACCTGGGCTGTACTGGACGAGAAACTCAAGGCCCGTTACCGGCATCCCTGTGGTGTCGGTCTGGCGATTCTCGCCGTCGGCGTCGACTCTGGCGGTCACCACACCGATGAGGTCTACCAGTTCTGCCGCGTTCGCCGCTGGCGCAACATCTTCGCCATCAAGGGCGCGAGCAAGCCGGGCCGACCGGTGATTGCACAGCGCCCGTCCATGGTCGACGTGACGTGGAAGGGTCAGACCGAACGCAACGGTGCCGAGCTGTGGTTCGTCGGTACCGACACCGCCAAAGACTGGATCTACAACCGCTACCCGTTCCCGGACGGCCCCGGTTCGCTGCATTTTGCCAACGACCTGCCGGACGAGTTTTTCGCCCAGTGCGTCGCCGAGCGCAAAGTTGTGCGCTACGTGCGCGGCCACAAGCGCATCGAATGGGTGAAGGGCAAGGCTGAGCGCAACGAAGCGCTCGACCTGATGGTGTACTGCCTCGCTATGGCGCATTACCTGGGCATCAACCGTTACCAGGAACACGATTGGGACCGGGTGCGACAAGCCCTGGCCCAGTCCGGTTTGTTCGATGACGCCTTGAGCATCAAGCCTGTTCAGGGTGAGCGATTTGATGTTGAGCAAACGCCGGCACCCACTGCTGTACGCCAAGCCCAACCCGCACCACCACCCGCTGCACCGGTTACACAATCACGACCGGCAGCCCCCCCTCAACGCCGCAGCTCAGCCAGCGGCTACCTGAAGAGACGCTGATATGTCCTTTACAAAAAAGCACCTCGACGCGGTTGAGGCGGCCATTGCTCGCGGTGAGAAAACTGTGCGCTACACCGACCGCACCGTGGAGTACCGCACGGTCGATGAGCTGCTCAAGGCGCGCGAGGAAATCCGCTCGTCGCTGATCAATGCTGCCGGGCCGCGCTCGCGCGTGGTCAGGCTGACCCACGGAGGCAAAGGACTCTAATGGCCCGTCACTTTCCGACGCTCACCCGTAACGGATTCGTGTTGCCGTCGAACATCAAGGCCAGTTACGAAGGTGCCGGGGAGGGCCGACGATCCACTGGCTGGGATGCTCCCGACAACGGGGTCAACAGCATCAACACCCCGGCATTGCGTAACTTGCGTTCACGCTCCCGGGCAGCGGTTCGCAATGACCCGTATGCCTTCAACGTGATTGATAAGCGCGTCAGCAACTTGATCGGCACCGGCATCACGCCGCGTCCAAAAACCGACGACGAAGCACTGCGCAAATTGCTGCAGGAACTCTGGGACGACTGGGTCGATGAGTCGGACGCCGATGAGCGCACCGACTTCTACGGCCAGCAGGCGCTGGCGGCGCGCACGGTAGAAACTTCAGGTGAATGTTTTGTGCGGCTACGACCTCGCGCTTTGGACGAAGGCCTCGCGGTACCGCTGCAGCTCCAGATCCTGGCCCCGGAGTTCGTACCGCATGACAAGTTTGAAACCACCAAAACCGGCAACATCATCCGCGCCGGCATTGAGTTCACGCCGGGTGGCAAGCGGGTGGCGTACTGGATGTACCTGTCGCACCCGCGTGATGCATCGTCGCTGAACGCCGGTTACAACCAGTTGGTGCGCGTGCCGGCTTCGCAGGTACTGCATATTTTTGAGCCGGTCGAGCCAGGCCAGTTGCGCGGTGTGCCGCGCTTGTCGCCAGTACTGAAGCGCCTGCGCAGTCTCGACAACTACGACGATGCGGTGTTGTTCCGCCAAGAGGTGGCCAATCTGTTTGCTGGCTTCATCAGTCGTCCGGCTCCGGACTCAGGGCAGACACCCCGAGACCCGGTCACCGGCCAACTTCTGGATCTCGACCGCGACGGCTTCACGCCGATGGTCGCGCTGGAGCCCGGCACCATGCAGGAGCTGGGGCCGGGTGAAGAGGTGGAGTTCTCCAAACCGCCGG